TTTAATAAGAGGGCACGACATTGGAACTTGAAAAGTTTGAGGTCGATAACCGGTTACAATAGGTTGCCCTGTTTGAGGGTCTGCAATAGGCTGACCATTTTGCATAGCGTAAGTCGGAACCGGTTTGGTAAGAGTCTTAAATTGCCAATTCCAATCAACCTTAATCGCACCAAAGCCGTATATAGCCGTATTACGAACAAGAGACTCAAATTCAGCCTTAAAACCAGCCAAATTTAATTTTTTACTAAGTATAAGCTCCATAGCTTGAGCAGCGTGGTCATCTTGTTCAGTAACCCCGCTAACTTCAAACCAAGGATCAAATGAGAAAAAAGCATCATCCACACGAGAAACAATTGTTTCTACATTACTTAAAGGATACGGAACAAAAGTATTAGACCTATTTGTACAATTATCTGGAAATTTTTGGGTATCGCGAGATCCCAAATACTGCCGATAAAAAATAGCTCGTCTCTGGTCGTATTGTCTCCTAAAATCTGTGGCACGACGAAGAAATCTTAAAGCTTGGTCCTTGGGACCACCGCTAAATTGTGTCGGACCAAAATCCATTAGCCATTCCTATCGTACTCATTGTTCTCTAGCTTCTTAATTGCGTTACAATTTGCACAGAGAATCTGGTATTTTGTAAGTAGTTCGGGGTCATTAAAGATAGAATTGTAATAAGCAATTCCAGTTACCGATTTTCTGTGCTTAGTGCCACCGCCTTCGATGTGGTCTATTTGTAAAGCTCTGACATCGCAGTAGCCACATTTCTTACAAATTCTACCTAAAGTATTAAAAAGCTTATCTTTTATTTCGTCTCGACGGGATTTCTCATAAGTTTTCTTATAGACTTTCACAGAATCTTTATTCTGTTTTAGCCAACCGGCATAATAAGCATCACGCTCTTTTTTATGATCTGTCTGATACTTCTTTTGAGCAGCTAGAAGTCTCTCACGATTCTTTAGATAATACTCTTTATTTGGCATTAACCCTTCTGAACTTGCACAACCGAAACAACATTAGCAGCGCCCACCGAATAAATAACGATCGCGTTATTCAAGTGCCCCATATCGAAGATCCAGTAACCGGGTCCCGGTAGCAAGATATCCGTAGCTGTAGCCGTAGTCAAGTTAGCTGTTGTTCCGAATCTAATATTTGCTGTACCCGTAGTGGCTACCCGGATAATCATATCATAACCCGTAGTAATTACTCCTGAAGTCGCGGCGGCTCCCAGAGTGGCACCATACAGCGCATTCGTGTTGCCATTACCGGCACCAATTACCGGAAAAAATGTCATTACCGCCATTGCTACTCCGTTCCAATCTCGATTTGGGCATGTGCATAAGGCTTGAAATCCCACGTGCCCGCTTCGACCATCTCTACCATATGATGCATTACTTCTTCAATCTCTTCGAGTTTTTGTCTCCGCTCGTCAGGAGGAGTCGTTGCCAACTCATATACATAAAATACTCGCCAGCAATCACTACATCCCAACATAGGGGTCACTTCCGGTTTATCTTTAACCGGCCCCCAATAAAGATGCTTGCCACATTTTAACTGAACTTTATTCTGGTCAAACAGTTCATCTAGCGTGTCAAACACCTGTTTCTGTGTTAATGCCATTAATTGCTCCCTGCATCAAAAAAACGGTCTGCTTTAATTGTTCCACCAACAATCTTAGCACCCAGATACTCTTCACAAGGGTATTCACATCGTTCTACATCATGCACTTCAACTTCGTGTGAATAAGTGTCTGTCGGAGGCATCTTAAAAGTAGGTGTTGTTTCCATTTTAATCCTTAGTTATACTTCTCCACTGAAAGAGAAATAAGCAAAACCGAATTCCAAGCATAAACTCTATCAATCCGGGAACGTACCAACCAGCTACAATTAAGCAGCCGGTCGGAATCGTTACGCCCAGAGTGACGCCAAATGAAATCCCTATACGTTTGGATAACCACCGAACAACAGGATTCAATTCAATGCCAATGCCGAATTCACTAAGCCTTCTTTTTGTAAACTCCGCATCAAAAAAGGCCAATAAAAGGAACAGGGCGTCTTTAATTAAAATCAATTACCGAGCTCGCCGAGCATTCAAAGCACCATAGGCACCCATAGTACCGGCAGTAAAGGTGGCTTGAGCCACCAAATAAACAACTGTGGTTGTAGTAATGCTCAAACGCTTACGAGGAATAGTAACAGACAGCTTAAAGCTAGTCGTTGTCAACGCTCCCGGAAGATCATAAGACTCAGTACCATCGGTAGACAAAGTAAGAGAACCAGTACTTACCGATCCAACAACTACAGCACCGGCGGCAACCGTCGCATTAGTCGCTGTAAAGTTAATGTTGCCATCAACATCCCAGTCACCCGGAGTCAAAGTGATCGAAGCCACGTTCGCGTTAGTAGCTGTAGTCAACGCAACCGCTGAGCCAAGAACCACATTCGCATTAACTGCTTCCCCGATAAAACCCTGCGTACCAGCAGTACCATTAGTTACACCTTTAATCTGAGGAGTAACAATGATTTCAGAACTAAACAAACTCATTTGGGCTCCTTAGTTCTTAAACGCGCTAAACTGCACGATAATGGTGTTGGCATTAGTACCTGCGCCACTTAGCGCAAAAGGGAACCCTGTCGTAGTTGGAGTACCTGTAGTAATTGCCAAAGCCGTAGCCTGTGTACCGCCAACGATATTCGCAACGACCGAAACAGGAGCCACAGTTGAACCACTGGAATTTCCAATCGCAAAAATTGTTTGAGTACCGTCAATAAAGTTAATCGTACCCGTTGTCGTAGCGCCATCAAGTGTGATGGTTGATCGTCCGATAAATGCAACTTCCAGACCGGTCTGCTCATTCGGAGCCAGAACCTGACCCGTCTTAGTAGGACCTGCAGTAGCATATGTCGGATTTGTAATTGTAAGAGCCATTTATTTTTCCTTCGAAGGTGTTGAGGGGTTTTCTAGCTTGGTGCTAGCCCCTCATTTAATCCCATTCATGATATGGGAAACTTATGAATAAAAATTATCGGGGTTTTATTGCTTGTGAAGGTTATCAGCACTAGTGTAGAGTTAAATCTTCATACCTCAATCTAGGATAAATTCTATTAGTTCTCGCTTTTTCGTCCATCTCATAGGTCTTAATTTTGTGACAATTAGCGCATAAACAAGCAAACTTATTTTTAGCTTCTAGATCTTTAGAGGCTCTCAAGTACCAACCCCTATCTTCGCATGTGCGATTCTTACGTCTTTCTTCAGCGCCATCGCCACTTCGATGGTCAATTTCTAAAACTACCGGATTAGTTATACCGCATTTCTCACAACCACCACCTAGCACTTTAATAAGTGCTAGTCTATACTTCATACGTTCGGTTTGAGCCCTAATACTTTCGACCAAAGGATCTCTAGGATGATCTTTCCTCCATTGTCGCATATAAGCTTTGTCGTCGTCGGGTTTGGCGGCTCTTCGTATTCTGGCACGTTCCCGCCAGCGTTCCCGTTTTTCTTCTATACTTAAAGACATTAAGAGTAACTATTATTAGGGTTATACGTCTGACCACCTGCAAACTTAGGTTTAGGCCGTAAGCTAACAAGGTATTGAGTTGCGTTGACTAAATGGTCATTTCGTTTCATCGGTTTACCACGATTAAGGCCTTTAGTAGGACCCTTTCTCACTACATCCCAAACATACGAGGAAATTTCTTGATTAAAATTTCGCAAAGTGTCAAAAACAAAAAGTTTAGAGTGACGGCTAGTCTTATCTAAAGACGCGCTTAAGTACTCCGAGAGGACATCGCGTCCGAAGTCTTCCGCACGGGGCGCAAGCCTGACCGGAATCCCGGCTTCTTTATAAAGTTGATAGCCCTGCTTGTGATTCTCTGCATTCCTTGCTGCTCCCCAGAACGGATCTATAATCCAAAAGTCAATAGGCTGTCCTCCGTTTAGGACAAGGATATTCTTTGCGTGCTCGGATACAATATGGTTAGATTCGTAATACTCTTTATAAAGTATGACATCCCCGTTAGGCTTGATTGCAGCCCAGATAGCTGCTGTGATGCCTGTTGCTGCGGGGTCAATAGACACTATTCGTCGCCATTCAGTTGGGATCGTGAATGGCTTGACCATATGAACTTTTGCATCCCACTGAGGGTAGACGAGGCCTGACCGCTGAATAAATGCACCGTAAAGACGGGCTTTTTCTTCTGGGTGTCCAGACCACTTTTCTTTAAGTTTCTCTTTTTCAATCTCTGGAATATAAGGGTTGTCTAGCGTAGAAAGCGAAATAAAGACAACGTCCTTGCGTCCAGCAAGAAACTCTTTGTACAGATCGTAAATCCAAGGAGTTTTTACTGACGAGCCAATATCTGTCAGCGGGGTGACCGTAACGACAATCTTTCCCCCGCAATCTACAGTTCGTTGATATATCTCATCGAAAACTTCTTCTTCAACTTCTTCGTCAATCCATGCCAGATCAATGGAAGCTGACTGAAACTTTTCCCGGCCTGAATCCGCGCTCTTGCATGTCAGAGTTGAACGACGTCCGTTCACATCTGTCTCGACCTGAAAGGCCGAATCTGACACCCTAGTGATATAGGGAGACGGAGTTCTAGGTAGGAGACCGGGATTTCTATGCCCTACACGAAGCTTTTCGCGCCATATTACATCTTGAATAACCGAAAAATCAAGACCAACCGCCCACAAGTTACAACCGTGATTCGGAATAGGAAGATCTTTCACATAACGCCAGCTCGGTTCGTCCCTAAAATAATCTTTGCCCATTAACCACGCGGTTGCCAGAAAAGCCCCGCGTTCTGTCTTGCCGGACCGATTGCCTCCAACAAGTATAAAAATCTTTACGTCTTTAGTAAGTTTAGAAAAATCGTTTTCGATTCCGTCAAAAAACTGATTGTATTTAGGATCGGGGTCGCTAGCCCAGTACTTAGCAAAGTGTTTTTCTTTTCGGTCAGCCTGTAGCGCGTCAAGTACTACTAGGGCATCCTCACTAGAGTAATCACCCAGCTTCTGTAAAATCGCGTCTATGTCTGCCATTAAATCTCTTTACTTTAGTAAGTATATGTAACCGTAAGGTCATGATAAATTTCGCGACCACAACAAGGGCAGTAGTGTCTAGGCCGGCAATAAGGACACAATTTTTCACTCTCCCAATTCTGCGTTTTAATCTTGGACTTATCTGAGTCTTCAGCATACTTCCGTAAAAATTCTAAAGTTTCTTGATTAGTCTCTGGTGACTTCATTCTTTTCTTGAATCTTTCTCTTTAATGCATCAATGTCTTTGGCGTTAAGGTCATTGAAAATGTTAATAGAGGCCTGATCGTTTGTCCAACCCTCAATCTTAAACAAATTGGTTAAAGCGGTAACAGCTTTATCGTACTGTTCGTTTTCGAGTAGTTTTTGGATCGCAAACAAGAGTTGACCGACGGCAGTCGTCCTAGAGCGAGTGGGGTCAGTCGAAAGCTCTTTGTAAACTTTGTTGCGCTCCACGCGCAGACAAGCTTGAAATTCTTTAGTCCGTGCAATATTTTCGGCTTCCCTTGATGTAATACCCAACTTAGCTTCATTGCAATATTGAAAAAGAGTGCGGCCTTGGCGTACAATAGCTTCAGCAGCTTTTTCATACCAATCGCATTTCGCTATTGTGTGATTCATCTGGTAATCCGTACTTTCTATTAATAGTTATCTCATACATTAGACGTTTGAAAGGGTGGTTTTGACTCACTGTTTTCATATTTATTTTCATGTTTTTCGATCGCCATTTTACTCGGGGATATGGAGGGGTTTTGTAGCTTGGTGAGCTAGGTTAATGGCTTCCACGACCCAACTGACCGCCTGTCAAATTGAGTAATAATTGGTTTTATAGCTGATTGGATTTCCTCTTCTTTTACTATAGGCCCTCGAAGTCTGAAAATATACTCTTTAGGTATCCCATAAGGCTGTTCTATTTCTAAAGACCAATCCGGCTCCTTGTCTTCAGGTGCTATATCCCTGATGGCGTTAAGTATATGATGAATTTTTTCCATTTT